TTCGTATTGATACGATTCGTGATTACAAAGTAATTACTCGATTCAATGCAGTCTATGATACGCTAATCATTGAGAATCCTTGCGATTCTACGGGCATCCTTAACACTTTTTACTCTAAGATAACCGTTCCACAGGGCAAGATTATTATAAGGTCTTACAAGGGCAACATTCAAGCTACGGTAAATATCGATTCAATCGAAAACGTGTATAAAAATATGTACATAAATCGGAATTTTTCCGAGAAGGTGGTATCAGATAAACAAAAAATTACAAATATCATACCTACATGGTGCTTATTAACCATCCTATTTCAAGGACTTATAATCTTTGGTTACTTATATCTAAGAATATTTCATGTATAAAATTGACATCGAACCGATGGACAAGCCAAAATCAAGGGCAAAGGATTTACTTGATACCATGATGGATGTAATGGAGAACATCGAACACGTTGATGATGCTGCATACGTTTTAAGAATGAAAGTGCTAAACAATATCGAGTTTTTAGTCGATGTTTTAATGGAAGAATATGAAAATGGAAGATAAAATTATAAAGATTAGAGAGCATTTCTATGCTACAAATCTGAGTAAAACCGATTTTTACAATTCATTCTTTGAAATGTATGGCTATCAAAATGCTGATTCATTAAGAAAGTTTATGATTAAAAAGAATATAACTTCAAAGGATAGGTCGGCTCAAGAAATAAATAAAATCATTCCGCCAGTAGTCGCAAACTATAATCTTGAAACTTTGGACAACTTTGGCATCGAAGAAAGCATTGGCAAGGAATATGTATCTGCTAAACTGCCTCCGCATTTAAAAAAGATTGGAATTTTATCGGACATTCACTTCCCTTATCACGACCTTACGGCTTTGACTTGCGCTATCAAGCATTTAAAGGAGCAAGATATTGATTGCTTGTATCTTAATGGAGACATCCAAGACTTCTATTCTATTTCTCGGCATGAAAAGGAAAAGGATATGCGAGATTTTAAGCGTGAAGTAGATATGAATAGGGATTTCTTGCAGAGGTTAAGGGATTTATTTAGAACGATTCCAATTTATTATAAACTTGGCAACCACGAGAATCGATTTGCCAGGTCATTACAATTACAAGCTGAGGAGTTTGCTCAAATACACGACCTTCAATTCGATGTATTTTTTAGATTAGATAAATTAGGCATCACAATGATTGAAGATTGGCAAGGAATGGAAATGGGCGATTTATTAGTATTACACGGACATGAATTACAAGGCGCTGGAGGGATAAATCCAAGTCAAAATCTATTTAATAAAACCATTTGCAATACTTTAATCGGTCACGTTCATAGAACTTCGACAACTCAAAAGAAGACTGGATTTAAGGAGTTTATAAATACTTATAGTACTGGGTGTTTGACTTTATTAAGTCCAAAGTATATGCCATTCTCTATGCACAATCACGGGTTTGCCATTGTAGAAATTGAGAACGGAAAATCAAAAGTTAAAAATATTCAAATTAAAGAAGGAAAAATTTTGTAGGTTTGTGGTTTCATAGTTAAATAGGTTTAAGTAATAGAATCCCTATCGGTTATATCGGTGGGGATTTTTGTTTTTTACGACCGTTAAATAAATAATTTGGATATTATTAAAATAAAATTATATAAAGTTTTTTTATTTAATAATTATATTTATATTTGTAAACACTTAAACAATAACAAAATGGAAACTTTAGAAAAACAAATTGAATTACAATCTAATATCGCAAGAACTTTATGGGAAAATTGGGTAGTTAATGGATGTAAAAAACCATTAAAATTAAAATTTCATTATGGAAGTATTATTTGTTTTTATAATGGAAATTCAGAATTTAAATTTATTCAAAGAAGTGGTTATGGAACTGGTAAAGATTTAGATACTTTTAATAATTTATCAGATGCAATAGATGCAATAGCTAATCGTAGTGGTTGGTTAGGAAGTAAAGATGTCTATCAATTATCATAACAATAATAACCCGAGCCGAAGCGGATTCTTCGGCAATCTTAAACCAACAATCAAATGAAAAAAACAATCGAGTACATCAAAGACTTTTATCAAACTGACCGTGAAGGTTTACTTGGTAGCATTGCAATCGCAATATTTGGATATCTTTTATTTTGGCACATCTTACCTATAATCTCAGGACTATGAAAAAGTATAAAGCAAAATTCAAAGACGAAGCTGGGTTCTATACTTGCACCTGGTTTTTCGATGAACTCGAAGACTTTTGGGCAGCAGTTTGCAGAGAGGAACGAGTTTACAAATCAAAATTTCAACAATTAATCTTAGACTAAAATGGAAAACAAATTAGCAGAAATTCAAGCAAAGGTAAAAGCACCTAAAGGACAATTCAATTCATTTGGTAAATATAACTACCGAAGTGCTGAAGATATCCTTGAAGCAGTTAAGCAAGTAGTTAATCCTATGGGTTATTCTATTACCGTTAGCGACACGATAATAAACGTAGGCGATAGATATTACATCAAAGCTACTGCGACTCTCACAAACGGCAAGGAAACGTATACAACGGATGGATATGCAAGAGAAGAAGAAAGCAAGAAAGGAATGGATGGAAGCCAGGTCACTGGAGCAAGTTCTTCTTATGCCAGGAAGTATGCCCTTAACGGACTATTTGCACTGGATGATACAAAGGATTCAGATGCTACAAATACTCACGGAAAAGAGGAGGCAAAGCAAGTACCTGGCGGAAGATTACCATTAGCTGGATGGCAAATTATGATTAACGGATGCAATACAATTGAGCAGTTAAATAATTTATATGCCGAGAAGTCAGAGTTTATAAATAACGACAAAGATATTATCAGTTTATTTTCAACTAAAAAATTAAGTTTCACTATTAAACAACCAATCGCATGAGCAAGTTAGTAAGCATTTCAATTAATGTAGATTTGTTAGACAAGTCTAAATTGTACAAAGGTAAGAAAGGTACATACCTTAACATCAGCGGATTCTTAAAAGAGGATGCCGACCAATACGGAAACTTCGGTTTCATCACGCAAGATGGAGTTAAGACTCCCGAAAGTAACGCTCCTATCTTGGGCAACTTTAAAATCAAAGGAACGGAAGGATTCAGCGCTCAATCTTCAAAGCCAGCGCCCATTTTTGATATTCCAAGCGCTACATTAGTCGATAACGATTTACCTTTTTAATTATGGAAGAAATACAATTTAATCCACAACAATTTGAGATAGGTTTATTCGGTCATAACCCTATCCAAGAGATGAGCAAGGCTCAGATTAATCACTTGGTTCACTTGATTAACGAAGGAGTCAAAGAAGGTGGCAAGGACATAAAGTCTTTGCTTGCAATCGCATCAAAGTACCAGCTTCTATTTTCTGAACTTGAGAAGACTTTAAAGGAAAGCGCAGTTGATGAACTATTGAAATACGACAAAGGTCGATTCGAAGTTCACAATGTCGAGATGCAAGTGGCTGAAGTAGGTACGAAATACGACTTTAGTTCAACGGGTGCATGGGTTAATTTACAAGACCAAATTGATGAGTTAAAAGAAAAGCAAAAAGAAATCGAGAAGTTTTGTAAGTCAATCAAGAATAAAACAATCACGGTGGATGAGGAAACGGGCGAATCCTTTGAGTTTTTTCCTCCAGCTAAGTCAAGTACAACATCAATCAAAAAAACAATACTATAATGATTAAGATAAAGAAAAGTAATATACATCAGGCAGTTGCCGATAGCTTAAACAAGAAAGGTATCTTGCCTTTCTCAGCAAGAGAATGGAATGTTTTAAACGTTCAACAAGTGGTGTACTGGAATAATAGGAATAGAGAAAGTGGATATGTAAAGTATCCCGAAGTAATGAAAGAAGTTGAAATAATAGCTAAACAAATGTACGATGAAAAATCAGGGCAAGTCGAACAACTCAACTAAAACGGCAGAATTTCTCACGATGATAGGCATCGCTGGAATTATATCCGTATGGATATTTTATTTAATCGTAGATATATTAAGATGAAAGAACTAACATTCAACCAATGGCAAGACCATTTGAGCAAGCAATTGCAAAAGGATTACAAAAAATTGTATCAAACCTCAAAATATACCCCAAATGAAAACAAGTTTCAAAAAGTATCACGAAGAGAATCCCGAAATTTATCGGGAGTTTAAGCGCCTGGCATACCAACTAATCAATCGAGGATATGTAAGGCTAGGAGCAAAGCAAATCTTTGAAGTTATTAGATGGCATACAATGGTCGAAGGTAATGATGGCTACAAGGTGAACAATAATTATACTTCTGACTATGCCAGGCTATTTGAGAACGACCATCCGATCTATGCTGGGTATTTTTTAAAAAGACTTTGTAAATCGGTTTAGTTTTTTTATATTTGAATCAATAAGCCAAGAGGGTAGGAGTTCTTGGGTTATTTAATGGTTAAAACAACCGAAGCCAGTTTTGCACTCCTACGCAGACTGGCTTTTTTATTATCATAAAATGAAATATTATCTACATGATTCCAATTCATTTAATGATGAGAAGATCACGGAACTTTATCTTGAATATGGATATGAAGGTCTTGGATTATTCTATACTATTTTAGAAAAACTTGCTTTACAAGAGAAGCCAATTAAGACAAAAGTTCTCAAACATCAGTTAAATGTTGGCAAAAAATTAGACAAAGTTTGGGAGTTTATTGAACAAATTGATTTGATTTCTTCGAATAATGGAGAAACTTTTAACAAACAATTGCTAAACTTTAGCAAAAAGTATCAAGTTTCAAAAGAAAAAAATGCAAAACGAATTTTAGAATGGCGTGAAAATCAATCAGTTAGCGAAAATGTAACACGTTCAGAACTTGTTCGTAACGCTGATAAAGTAAAAGAAAGTAAAGTAAAGTTAATAGATATAATAACTCCTCACATATTTCTTTTAGGAGATGAATACGATAATTTTTATTCTTACTGGACTGAACAAAATAAATCAGGAAAGGAAAGATGGGAGTTAGAAAAATTCTTTAATATTGAAAGAAGAATAAATACTTGGATAAATAATAAAACCAAATTTAACAACAATGGAAATACAACTGAGAAACTCGGAACAAGTGCCGCAAGAATGGAAGCACTTAGGAAGTGGTAATGCCTTAGCAATACAACAAGCACAAAGCGCCATTACTTTGCGTGTAAGGAACGAAGAAGACATTAAGCAAGCATTACGTTACTCTATGCTTTTGGTTGGCTTACGAGGAAGCAATCTACCGACTGAAGAAGAAAAATTTGTTTTAACTAATTTTGTAAAATCTAATTTTGGAAATAATACTTGCGAAGAAATAAAACTTGCCTTTGAAATGGCAGTCGCTGGGAAGCTAAATATTGATTCTAAATGCTATGAAAATTTCTCATGTGAATACTTTGGAAGAATTATGAGCGCTTACCTGGAGTATGCAAGACAAGAGATCAAGAACTTACCTAAACCCATTGAACAAGTGAAAGAAAAGCCAAGTGATCAAGAATTAAAGAAGCAAGCAATTGATACTGCAAACGAATATGCAAATCAGATAAGATACTGCGAAAAGAATGATAAGAAGTTTACTTTTATCGCTGGAGGCTTATCAATCCTATTTGATTACCTGGAACAATTTAAGATTCCAACGATATCAAAAGAAGAACGAATCGAACTTTGGAATAAATATTCAGGCATTGAGGATATTGAAGAAAGGAAGTTGCATTGCAAAACTCAAGGTTATATTAAATTTATCAATTCTTTAGTTACATTTGATTGTCATATCGATAATGATGGAACTATTAAACCAAACGAATAATGACAATTCCTGAGCGATATCATGTTTTGCCTATTGAAAGCGATATGACATACGATTGGTTATTAAATAAACATTATGCCAAACGTATTCCAAGTATATCTTATGCCTTTGGTTTATACGAAGATGTTAGATTGGTAGGAATAATGACAATAGGTAAGCCAGCGAGTCCAAGTTTATGCGATGGTATTTGTGGCAAAGAAAATAGCCAGTATGTTTATGAATTAAATCGCCTTTGCGTAAACGATGGGTTAGAAAAGAATACTTTGAGTTTTTTTGTATCGCAATGTTTAAAAATGATTAAAGAGAATATGATTCTTGTTAGCTATGCAGATACATCAATGAATCATAACGGTTATATTTATCAAGCGACTAATTGGGTTTATACTGGTTTATCAGATAAAAGAACTGAATGGCAATTGATTGGCTCAAATTCTCATAGTAAATCTTTATGCGATAAATATACAACTGAAGAAATGAGAAGTTCAGATAAATTTGAAATGGCAGAAAGACCAAGAAAGCATCGATATGTTTTTTTTATGGGTAAATTTAAAAAGCAATTTATAAAAAGTTTAAATTATAAGATTGAATCTTATCCAAAAGGAGAAAACAAAAAGTACGATTCAAGCTATCAACCAAAAGTTCAACTTAACTTATTTTAAAATGAAAAGAAAACTAATTTACGGAACTGCGCTGACATTAATTTGCTATGCTTATTATTGTGCGCTTAAAAATAATCAGACAATACAAAAAAATAATGAGCCGAAGTGGGTATTCGGGATTTCCGAATCTGAGGACATTTATACGGATACAATTGATTTAAGGCTTTACACAAGTCACGGAAGACTAAAATATAACGTTAAAGAAAATTGACAAAAAGCATACAATTTGTAAAATGAGAAACGAACACGAGCATAAACTCCAGGTTGCAATTTGCAAATGGTTAGAGTGGACACAAGACTTTTACTATTATGCGATACCCAATGGAGGCGCAAGGCATAGACTGGTTGCAATCAAATTAAAGATGGAAGGCGCAAAGGCTGGAGTTGCTGATATGTTTTGGATGATCTCGAACAAGAAATGGAAAGGTTTATTTGTCGAGGTTAAGATTGACAAAGGAACTCAGCAACCAAATCAAAAAGCATTTGAATCGATAGCCATTAATCACGGATATTATTATGCGATTGTCAGGTCGATTGAAGACTGCGAGAGTTTGATTAAGAGATTTAAAGCAGACGAGATATGATATCAATTAATTCATTAAGCGGAGGCAAAACTTCAAGTTACCTTGCTTATCATTATCCAGCTGATTATAATTTATTTTCTTTAATTAGAATTGAAGATAAAAGATGCACTCCTAAAGATTTAAAATTAGTTCAATTTATATCAGACAAGATAGGTCAAGAGTTTATCGCAACTGCGGAATCAGATATTACATTAAAAGCAGTAATTGACTTAGAGCAATTGATAGGCAAAGAAATTATTTGGGTAACGGGTAAAACATTTGAGCAAACAATAAGTAAAGCTGGAGGATCACCACCAAATATGATTTGGAGATTTTGCACAACTGAAATGAAGATGCGTCCTATTTGGGATTGGTGGTTTAAAAACATTGGAGAAAAAGTAAAGATGGGAATTGGATTTCGTTACGATGAAATGGAAAGAGCAGAAAGGTTAAGTACTTCATTTAAGGGAATTGTAGGGAAGCAAGGTAAGGGAGAAAGAAATAAATGGGAAGAAATAGAATGGCGAGAAGGATATTTCCCTTTAATTAAAAATAAAATTACTCATTACGATGTTAAAAAATGGGTCGACACAACTCAATTAATATTTCCTAAAGATTCAAATTGTGTAGGATGCTTTCATAAGCCATTGCAACAACTAAGAAAGAATTGGGATTTAGAAACTGAAAAGATGCAATGGTTTGCAGACCAAGAAACAAAATCTAAACGATTTAAGAAGGAAGGAACTTATGAGCAATTTAAAAAAATAGGATTGCAACAAGACTTTTTCTTTGGAACTGGAAGCGGATGTCAAGCTGGATTTTGTACTGACTAATGAAAGATAATCATCTAAGTGCAATTAAATGGATTACAATGAGATTACAACGACCTACGATTCAAGTAGTTATCGACTGCACTACCTATCACGATTTAAATTATAGCCTTGAAATAAATCTAAATCGAATCAAAATGGAAAGCGGTGCTTCATATCCAGCATACCGACAAACAAAAAAAATCAAGGATTATTTGGAATTGCACAATCTTTAATGTAAACTTTGCAAATGGAAAAGATTAATTATCAAGGAGTTATAAAAGAAGAGGTCAATCATCCTGATCATTATCAAGGAAATGGCATCGAGGTAATTGACATAATTGATGCTTTTGACCTTAATTTTAATCTTGGCAATTCAATTAAGTACATACTGCGAGCGGATAAGAAAGGATTTAAAAAAAAAGATTTGGATAAAGCAGTTTGGTATTTAAATCGGGAACTCGAAAAGTGGAAAGGTTAAAATCAAAGGAATGACCAGGTCGCAAATCATTGAGGAACTTTACAATTCAAAGGAGATTAAACAAGCCTTGATGAAAATGCACCCAGCAAATTTGCGAGAAGAACTCAAGCAAGAAATGTTTGTTAATCTTTGCTCGATTTCAGATGATAAATTTTGGTCGATTTATAATAACAACGGAACGAGTGGATTAAAATATTGGTTGGTCAGATGTATGCTAAATATGATTTATAGTACTGGAATGAATCAGCCATTCTTTAGACACTTCAGAGCAAAGTATGAATGTCTTGATGGCATAGAAGAATTGGTTCAAGTAGAGGATTACTCTAAGGACTACAAAGAAGGTCTTTACAACAAGGTTGAGAAAGCAAGGGAAGGATTGTCGTGGTATGAAGATATGCTTCTCGATACTTATGTCGAATTAAATTTTAATCAAACCGAGATTTCAAGAAAGACTGGTATTCCGTATATGTCCATTGTCAAAACGATTTCAAACATTAAAAAGAAAATAAGGGATGAAGCCTGATGAAAAAGCTAAAAGTTTGTTGATCAATGCCCTTTATTTTTGTGGCAATAAAGCATTTGCTTTCGAATTAGCTTTGTACTTTTGTTCATTAATTCTTGAGCAGAAATTAAAGGCGGATGACCGTGCTTACTGGAGTGTAGTCCAAGATGAAATATACCAAACAAACAAATGATAACTATAATCGCAGCCGTTTCTTTTGCAGTCTTTTTTACAATGACTAATTTATATCAGTCATTCGGATTAAATTTTAAGCCGTTTAGTTGTACTCCTTGTCTAAGTACCTGGAGCGCCATTGTTTTAATTATAGTTCCTATGCAATATCAAGAGTGGATTGCAATCGTATTTAGTTCGGGTATATTAGGAGCAGTCATTTTTAGGTTAATAAACAAACTATGACCGAGCAAGAGATAGCATTTATAGAAGCCAATATTATAAACTTTGAAGCAGTGGCTTTGGGGTTTACTAAAAACATTGACCGAGAAGTACTTGAAGAATATGCGAGCTTATATCGTAAATATGTCAACAAAGATTTTAACTTCAATTCGTGGTGTGGCTCTTGCGTATTCGATATGCTCAAAAGATTATCCGCACATTACGAAGGAATAAAGTATATTGCAAAACTCAACCAACCAAAACCAAACGATGTCCAAACTAAGAATCTGCGCAGTCGGAAGTAGAGAATCAGGAGTCACTTACCATCGCCTTGCGTTACCATTATCGGTAATGAAAAAAGAATACTGCATTATCACGGATACAATGACTGAAGAGATGCTGATTGAGAAGGCGATAAACGTGGTCGTAGTTAATCGTTTCTGTGAATTGATACCATTGCCCGATTTGTTAAAATGGAAGGCTAAGTTAGGATTTAAATTAGTTGTAGATATTGATGACTATTGGGAATTGTTTAGCCAGCATTTATCCGCTAAGACTTATCGTGATTTAGGAGTTACAAGAATAATTAAGACTTATATCCAGGTGGCTGATTTAGTTACTTGCACTCATAATCGATTACGGCTTGAGATTATTAAGATAAATCCTAACTGCTTTGTTCTGCCGAATGCTTTGCCGTTTGATCGTGACCAATTTACTGCGATAAGAAATGTAAACGAATTTGTTAACATTGCTCACACGGGTAGCATCACTCACTTTCCTGATATGAGGCAATTAAAGAATCCGATTTATGAATTGTCTAAATCTAAATCTTTTAAGGAGTCAACTAAGATGGTTCTTTGCGGTTGGAATAAAGCAAACGAATGGCATTGGAAACAAATGGCAGAATGGTTTACTGCTAAAGAGAAACTAAATTATAAGATTTTAGAATCTATGCCCGTAGATTTGTACATGAACTTTTATATCGAGGCTGACATCTTACTTGCGCCTTTATTAGATAATAAATTTAACGGTTTAAAATCAAATCTAAAGGCATTAGAAGCTGGAGCTAAAAGGATTCCCTTGATGGCAATGCAAAGAGCGCCTTACGATGACATTCCAACGGTATGCTTTGTTGACAACTGGGAGCGAGATATTAAAAGAATGGTATTCTCAAAACAAATGAGAACGGATTTTGGGGAATCGAATGCAGAATATGTCCGTGAGCATTACGATTTATTTCAAATTAATGAGGATCGTTTTGCTATTTATTCTAAACTAATAGAATAATGCCAGTTATAAAATGTTCAAACGGAAAATTTAGAGTAGGTAATGGCGCTTGCATCTACGATACGGAAGCCAAAGCGGAAGAAGTATGGACTGCGATACGGATAAATATGGCCGATAGCTATAATGATTATCCTGATTCTGCGGTTAACAATGCCAAGCGAGCGTTGAAGTATGTCAAAGAAAATGGTTGGGGAAGTTGCGGAACTCCAGTAGGTAAAATTCGTGCTAATCAATTAGCTAACCGAGAAAATATTACAAGGGATACGATTGCAAGAATGGCTTCATTTAAAAGGCATCAGCAAAGCAAAGACGTTCCCTATG